TTTTGTGTTAAATTATTCTTTTAACTTTGTTTAACAATGTGTTCCACGACGCTACTGACCCCTTTTTAACGTTTCCCAACGTACTTTTAACAGTTATAAACACTTTGTGGCACGCTTTTTGCTATGGGTCGTCCTTACCGTTTTTTAACAATTCGCACCCGACTTTGGCACGGTTTTTGTTATGCGTGTGCGCCCGTGAAATTGTTTCACGTGGAACACTGACACACCGCAACACGAAATAAAATGTTTCACGTGGAACACAACATCAATAGTTAATAAAAGTTAAACCGAAAATAATTTGTGCCGTAACGCTTGTATGTTAGAAAAAAGTTGTATCTTTGCAACGTGATAATTAAACAACTTGAAAATATGAAAGAGTTAATACAACATTTCAGAGAGCAACCGAAAGAAGCAATTAAAGAGGTTGCAATGTGTTTGGCAATTTTTGTCGTGTGTGGTGCTATGTTGTTTTTGGCTGCAATTTTGCAGGGGTGTAGCGTGGCACACAACACCGCAAGCAGTGGAAAGGCAACGATAATAACAACCGATACAACGTATATATATCACGGTGGAACGGTTAAGTTTCCAAAGACAAAATAAGTTTAACAATTAAAAGATTACTACAATGAACGAAGAAAAAAGAAACGCATTTGACGAATTTAGTTTTGCCGCTTTGTCGGCTTTGGGTAGCCTTATGGCGTGTAACGAGGTTTGCCGCAATCAACGGGCAGTGATGAAAATCAACCGTTTTCGGGCGTGGCTTATGGACTTGAAACCCGACACGAACAACGAACCTAATTTGCCTTTTGCTGATGATGCAAAGAGCGATAACGCACAATAAGTTTAACAATTAAAAGATTACTACAATGAAAAGTTTTGCAAGTAAGTTTAACAAGACAACTTTCGGGATTGACACAACCGATTTTCAGTACACCAAGTTAGCCGATATTTTCAATTCTGAAAACGAGGGCGGCAAAGATGTTGTACACAAGATTAACGGGCTTTATGTACACAAGTCGCAGTTAGGCGACAGCCCCGTAATTATTGACGAAGAAAACAAACGGTTGGTGAACCTACCAAGCCACACCGCCGAAACCGTGCGTGAAATTCTTGCCGATGATGAAGCGGTAGAAACAATCAAGGCAGGTAAAGTAGGGTACACGATTTACGAGTACGAGAGCCACGGCAAGAAGTGTTACTCTATTTCGTTTGTGGACTTGTAAGAGTATGAAAAGTTATGTTTAACTTTGTAGGGGTGTAAGCGATTGCACCCCTATTTAATATAACAGCGTATGGCAAAATTAGGTTTTAAGATAAAGTTTACTAAGTCTGTATTTGGAGCGACCCAACGGGCGAAAATCAAAAAAGAGATATTGCAAGCCGTTGAAAGCAGCCCCGAATATAGAAAAGAGATTGCGAGGGTTTTCCAAATGGCAAACCGCCGAATACAGAATATAGAGCAAAGCGGACAACTTTCGCCAGCCGTGCAAGCGTTGAACAAAGGCGATATTTCGGGGTTTACCAAATTCAGTATGAAAGGTGATTGGAACACCTTAAAAATTGAGTACGGCAAGGCGATTTCTTTCCTACGACAGCCCACGAGTACGGCGCAAGGTGCAAGGCAGTACGGGCAACATTTGCAACGTATGTACGATTTAACGCCCGATGAGTACAACCTTATGGCAAGGAACTTGCAGGGCAAGTTAAACAGCGTTTCCGATAGTGATTTCGTGGAACGGTATTTGATGCGGTACAAGGATTTCACGGGCGAAATGGAGCAAAGCGCAAGCGATATAAGCACACAAATTGAGAGTGAAGCGCAAAGCATATCACGGGCGATTGATGCGGAAATAGAGCGGCAAGCAAATGAGGTAGCCGACCAAATGGAGGATATGCAAAACGATATAGAACGGATATTGCGCAACTTTAATAAGTTTGGGTTATGAAAAAAGTGCCTTTTGAGTTACAAGAAAGAATAAACAGCCCGACCGAAATTGCAAGCGTCTTGCAACGTGCCGTAAATGAAAAAAACATTATCGGAAACAGCAAGGGCGAAAGGTTTTACAACATACCGTGCGCCTTTGATATTGAAACAACAAGTTTTTACCGTGATACGGACGGACGGGCGTACACATACGAGCAAGTGCAGCGTATGCAGGACAGCAACGGACGCAAGGCGAAATTAGAGAAAGCCGCAATAATGTACGTTTGGCAGTTTGGCATAAACGGATATACAATAATGGGGCGCACGTGGGGCGAATTTGTTACGATGATGCAGACCGTAAGCGAGGTTTTGCAACTGAATGACAAATTACGCCTTATTGTGTATGTGCATAACCTTTCATACGAATTTCAGTTTTTGCGCAAGTGGTTTGAGTGGCAACGGGTTTTCAGTATTGATTTGCGCAAACCGATTTACGCAATAACAACGGGCAACATTGAGTTTAGATGCAGTTACTTGCTTTCGGGTTATTCGCTTGCAAAGTTGGGCGAACAACTTATGAAATACAAGTGTGCAAAAGCCGTTGGCGATTTGGACTACCAGCAAATAAGGCACAGCGAAACGCCGCTGACTGATGCGGAAATACATTATTGCATAAACGATATTAAAGTAGTGATGTGCTACATACAAGAACGTATCGAGGAAAGCAAGGGGATAACGCACATACCGATAACAAAGACGGGGTTTGTGCGCAAGTATTGCCGTGCGCATTGTTTGCGTGAAAAAAGCGATGCAGGCAAGACCGTGCCGAATTGGGATTACGTAAACTTGATGCAGGAACTACAAATTACGGGTATGAATGAATTTAATATGCTGCAACGTGCGTTTGCAGGCGGTTTTACACACGCAAACGCCGAATATACAGACGAAATAATGTACAACGTGGATAGTTACGACTTTACAAGCAGTTACCCGTATGTAATGATAGCGGAAAAATACCCGATGTCGCAAGGCGTTGCAATCACGGTTAAGAGTATGGCGCAATTTGAGTTTTTAATATCAAAGTATTGTTGCGTGTTCGATATTGAGTTTACCAACATATTTGCCAGCGAAACGCAAGACAACCCGATTTCCGCAAGCAAATGTTTCGTGAAAGAAAACCCGTGCGAAAATAACGGGCGCATTGTGGCGGCTTCAAAAATAGCACTGACAATTACGGACGTGGATTTTAATATACTCAAAAACTTTTACACGTGGGAAAGTATGCGTGTGGGTGAAATGTATTGTTACAAGAAAGACTATTTGCCGACCCCGTTTGTAAAATCTATCCTGCATTTGTACGAAAGCAAGACGAAATTAAAAGGCGTTGAGGGCAAAGAAGTGGAGTACCTAAACAGCAAGGAAATGTTAAACAGTTGTTACGGTATGAGTGTTACCAACCCTTTGCGTGATGAGTTTACCTATAACGGCGAATGGGATATTAACTCAATGTCGCCCGAACAAAAACAAGAACTTTTATACAAGTACAACACCAGCAAAAACCGTTTCTTGTTTTACCCGTGGGGCATTTTCGTAACCGCATACGCACGGCGCAACCTTTTCACGGGCATACACGAAGCAAAAGACGATTACATATACAGCGACACCGACAGCATTAAAATAATGAACGGCAAGGCGCACGAAGCATATTTCAAGGCTTATAATATGCAGGTGCAAATGAAATTGCGTGCAGCCTGCAAGTACCACGGTTTGCCGTTTTCGCTTTGCGAGCCGCAAACGATAAAAGGCATAACAAAGACTTTGGGCGTGTGGGATTTTGAAGGCACATATACACGGTTTAAGACTTTGGGAGCTAAACGCTACATGGTGCAAGAACCGAACGCACTAAAAGCAGGCGGACGGGCATACGATTTCAGTTTAACCGTTTCGGGCGTGAACAAAAAAGCCGCTATTCCGTACCTTATTGAAAAGTACGGCGCAAACGGGATATTTGATGCGTTCACCAACTATTTGGATATACCGCCAGCGGCAACGGGCAAAAACATACATACTTACATAGACTACGAGATACAAGGCGAAATAACCGACTACAAAGGCAGCACGGCGCACTACAACGAACGCACGGGCGTACATTTAGAGCCGACAGGTTACAGCCTTTCCCTTTCGGTTATGTATATAAATTATTTGCGAGGTATTAAATTTAAGGACTAAAATAAAAGAGTTATGACAACAAGAAAGACAAAGACAGACAAGCCGAAATTTTACGACTTGAAAGCGATTTTAAGCAAGAACGCCGACTATAATGTTATATTTGGCGAGCGTTCCAACGGCAAGACTTATGCAGCCTTAAAATATGGTTTGGAAAACTATATCAAGACGGGCAAACAAATGGCGTATATACGCCGTTGGCGTGAGGATTTGAGGGGTAAACGTGCCGAAAGTCTGTTTGCAAACCACGCCGCAAACGGGCTTATTGAGGAACTGACAGAGGGCAAATTTAATGAAGTGTTTTATATGTCGAACAAATGGTTTTTGTCGTACTACGATGCAGAGAAAAACAAGCGTACACCCGACCCGACACCGTTTTGTTACGGCTTTTGCCTTTCAGAGCAGGAACACGAAAAAAGCAGTAGTTACCCGAATGTCACAACGATTGTGTTTGATGAGTTTTTGACACGGCGGTATTATTTGCCCGATGAGTTTATGTTGTTTATGAACTTGTTAAGCACGATAATACGCCAGCGCAACGATGTTAAGGTTTTCATGTTGGGGAACACGGTAAACAAGTTTTGCCCGTACTTTACGGAAATGGGTTTGAAGCAAGTGCCTTTCATGGAGCAGGGAACGATAGATATATACAGATTTGGCGAACACGGCGCAATAGTGGCGGTTGAGTATTGCAGTAGCACCGTACAACACAAAGCAAGCAACAAGTATTTTTGTTTCGATAACCAAAACTTGCAGATGATAACGGGCGGCAAATGGGAACTTGCAGTATATCCGCATTTGCCTTGCAAGTACAAGCCGCAAGACGTGTTGTTTGTGTACTATATCAAGTTTAACGATGTTGTTTTGCAGGGTAACATTATTCAAGTAGGCAACGAATGTTTTACGTACATACACGCCAAAACAACCCCGATAAAAGATGAGGAAAACAGCCTTATTTATTCGCTTGAAATGAACGGCAAACCGAACTACAAACGCAAGTTGTTAAGTACGGCAAGTTATGTTGAACAACAAGTCGCACGGTTTTTCGCAATAGACAAAGTTTTCTACCAAGATAACGAAGTCGGCGAGATAGTACGCAATTATTTAATTACGAGCGCAAAGACAAACATTGTTTCGTTGAAATGAAAATTACGGGCGGTTTGGTGCAAATTTCGTGCCAAACCGACCGTTTTACGAAATAAATTCATATCTTTGCAAGTAGTAACTAAATTATAACGATATGGACGCAAATACTATTATTCAAATCATTTCAAGTTTGGGTTTTCCGATTGTGATGTGTGGCGCATTGTTTTGGTATATGGTGAAACAAAGGCAGGCGCACCAAGAAGAAACGGAACACCTAAAAGACACGATTGCGGAAAATACGAAAGTGTTAGCCGAACTTACAACCCTAATTAAAGTTTTGACAGATGAAAAGGAAAGATAACATTTACAAGTTGTACCAAGCGCAAATACGTGACAAAGACACCGCCGTCACTGAATTTATTGCAAACACGTTGGCGAAAACTCAAAGTATGTTTGCTTATGAGGGTTTGCCCGACAGCATACCGCAAAAAGAATTGGAGCGGCTTTTGCAGACCACGGGCAACGCCTTTGTTACCAGCGTTGACGGGGTTTTGTATGCGCTTTCGGGCGGCAAAGGCGGCGAACCCGATGTTTACGGACGGGCAACGCTTTACACCGTGGCGAACCCTGCATTAAAGTTAAACAAAACCTACGATATACAGAAAGACGGGGTTTTGATTGAGAATGACAGCAACGGCGAAAGCCTTTTGCCACTGATAGGGCGTTATGCAGTCCTGCATACTGACGGGCTTATTTCGTTGAACACGGCGAGCATTTTAACCCGTATTACAATGCTGATAAGTGCCAGCGATGACAAGACGAAACAGAGTGCCGAAGAATTTTTGCGCAAGATAGAAAACGGCGAGTTTTCAATTATCGGCGAAAACGCTTTTTTCAAAGGCGTAAATATGCAGACCGCACCGACAACAAACAGCGTGTATATTACACAACTTATTGAACTGATACAATACTACAAAGCGAGTATGTACAATGAGTTGGGACTAAATGCAAACTACAACATGAAACGGGAACGCCTAAATTTGGGCGAGGTAAGCATGAATGTAGATGTACTTTTGCCGTATGTGGATAATATGCTAAAAGAAAGACAAAATGCAGTTGAGAAAATTAACGAAATGTTCGACACCGAAATTTCGGTTAAACTTGCTTCAAGTTGGGGTTTGGAAAGGGATAATTACAACGCTTTGGCGGCTGATTTGGAAACGGCAAAGGAAAACCCCGACCCGACAGACGAACCCGACCTGACAGAGGAAACAACCGAAACAGACGGAAACGGAACGGAAACAGACGGAAACGACACGGAAACAGAGGAAACAGAGGAAACGAAAGAAACGGAAACGGAAACGGACGGTAACGACACCGAAACAGAGGAAACAGAGGAAACAGAAGAAACAGAAGAAAACAAAGACGATAAGCAATGAAATACAGCGAACTATTTACAACGGGTAACGGGATATTCGCAACGGTTTTCAAAACCGAATACCCGACAGAGTACGCCGCTATTTTCGGCGATACCGACCCGACCAAGTTAGACGCTTACGCCTTACTGATGTACGGCGGCAAGACCGTTGTAAGCAGCATAACCAGCGACAACGCAAGCGATGTTGTTTCGGCGGTGATTGCGGTAAACGTGCAAGGTTGGGAACGTGAAGCGGCGGCGATGTTAGCCGACTACGATGTACTGACACCCGTCACGGGTCAAATTGAACGGACGGAAACCGTAACTTTGCAGGAAAGCACCGACAACACCGAAACGGGCGCAAACAAGGCGTTCAACGATACCGATTTTTCCGACAGCGACCGAAAGACCGCAAACGATGAGAGAAACCGCACAGAGGAACGCCAAACAACCGAAACCAGCAAAGGAACGGGCGCAAGCAAATCAATTTCAAGTGAAATTGCAAAAGAATTGCAGTTAAGGCGTGATAATTGGAGAAAAAACATTATCTTTGCACTTGTAAGAGAATTAACAACGAGTATTTACGAATAACTAATTTTAATTTTTAGCAATATGGAAGTAAAACAGATTTACACGCTTATTAACAGCGTATCGGGTGAAGTGTTGGGGCGCACTGACATTGTAACCGAGGATTTGACGGGCATTGTGGATTTGGGCACGGAAGTGTTTAACCAAAATGCAGTTGACAATTACGTAAAATCACTTGTAAACCATATCGGCAAGGTGATTTTCGTAAACCGACCTTATGCGGGCAAAGTGCCAAGCGTTTTAATGGATGCGTGGGAGTTTGGCAGCGTGTTGGAAAAAATAAGTGCCGATGTTCCCGAAGCAGAGGAAAACGACACGTGGAACTTGACGGACGGCACAAGTTACGACCAAGATGTATTTCACAAACCGACCGTTTCGGCAAAGTTTTTCAACTCAAAGGTTACGTTTGAAGTGCCCGTATCAATCACCGAAAGGCAGGTTAAGGAAAGTTTTAGCAACGCCGCACAACTTAACGGCTTTATTTCGATGATTTATGCAGCCGTTGAAAAGTCTATGACTATCAAGGCAGACGCTTTGATTATGCGCACAATTAACAACATGATTGCGGAAACCGTGTTAGCTGATGCGCAAGCGTTTGGAGCAACGGCGGCAGGCGATATGGCAGGGGCAGACCTTGCAAGCGCAAGCACTGCAAGATGTGTAAACCTTTTGAAGTTGTACAACGATAAGACGGGCGCAAGCACAAAGCTAACCGCTGCAAAGGCGATAACCGACCCCGATTTTATCCGCTTTGCGTCTTACGTAATGGGAACTTACGCCGACCGCCTGCAAAGCATTTCCACCGTGTTCAATGTTGGCGGCAAGGAAAGATTTACGCCGAAAGATATGTTACACGTTGTACTTTTGTCCGACTTTGCAAAGGCAGCGCAAACCTATCTTTATTCCGACACGTTCAACCGTGGCGATGTGCTTTTGCCGCAAGCCGAAACCGTACCTTTTTGGCAGGGCAGCGGACAAAACTACGAGTTTGCCAGCACGGGAAACATTAACATTAAGGAAAGCGGCGGCAAAGCCGTTGAAATTTCGGGCGTGTTGGGCGTAATGTTCGACCGTGATGCGTTGGGCGTTTGCAATCTTGACAGACGGGTAACAACGAACTACAACGCAAAGGCAGAGTTTTTCAACAACTATTACAAGTTTGATGCAGGGTATTTCAACGATACAAACGAAAACTTTGTAGTATTCTTTATTGAGTAACTCAATAGGTATTAGATTGTTTAACTTTGGGCGGTGTGGGTGCAGGTGAAAGCGCACCGCACCGCCTTTTTTCTTTGCAGATATGACAACGATAAACTTTTATTCATACAACGGACACCCGAACACGGTAAACAAGCAGTTGGGCGACTTTACGGCGATTGAGGGCGATTTGCGGCAAACTTTCGATGTGTTGCGCCCGACCGTAACACTACGAAAGCAGCCCCGACCGACTTTCAATTATTGTTACATACCCGATTTAGGGCGTTATTATTTCGTGGATAGGGTAAGTTTTGAGGGAAACAACGCCTACGAACTTGTATTGCGTATTGACGTGCTTAAAACCTACGAAAGCGAAATTTTGGCGGCAACGGGGCGTGTATCTGAAAGCGACAACCCCGACCCGTATATTTCAAACCGTGATACGGTGTACAAGCGCACCCCGAATTTCGAGAAAGTGCCGTTTTCTGAAACGGGGCTTTTGAATGAAAACGGGGGTATCATTATGGTAACTTTGAAAGGAACAACCGAAAATTAAAAGAGTATGGCAGTAATTGTAAATATACCTAACGCACATGATGATAACAGCCAGTGGAACGCAAGCGGCGGTTATTGGGATATAAACGTAAGAACGAATGACGGTTATTTGTTTGTGGGGGATATTAAGGCGGTTTATAACAACACAAGCGGTTACCCGAAAAGCGTTGTTTTGGAACAAAACGGCGCAAAGGTTTGGGCATTTGGTAAGTTGTCCGACACCGATGCAAAAACGAAAATAACTATCACGGGAAACACCCGAAGCGAAAACGATTTGGAAGTTATAAACAACATACCGAACACGACCGAACAACACACGTATGACGGGCAAACGGCAACTTTTACGGTTAATGGCAGTTATCCAAGATACCGTTTTAAGCAACCGACCGTAAATTATACGGGTACGGACGGGCAACCGAAAGCCGTACAAATGGAAGTTGAGGTTTTGGAACGTGGAAGCATAGCAACGGCAACCGTTACGGATATAGACCCGACAAAGCCCGTAACGATAACGGGGCAATACTTGTACGCTATAATGATAGAGCCAAGTTTAAGTAATTGTTATGCCGACCCCGAATTACCCGAACATTTGTTTGAGGGCGACACGTTAAGCGTTGTTTTGAAAGCGAACCCGAACACGGCGTTTGATGATACGGATGAAATGAAAATACCCGTTTTTTCATACCAAGACGAACAAGGATATTATCAAAATAAACCGCTAACCGTTTCAGAGGATAAACAGACCGCAACGGGGCAAATTTTGTTAGGCGATTATCAAAGTATGGGCGTAGTTGCGGAAGCGTACCCCGTTACCGTTGTGGGCGAGCAGTACGGCGCAATAAACGTGTATTTGGTAACGCTTGACGAGTTGGCAGAGTTTAGCGGCAAACGGTTTTTCAAGGAAACAGCCACCGACCCCGAAACGGGCGCACCGATTTACGAAAACATAGATTTGGGCGCATACGTGAACAAAATACGCCGTGTTTATACCAACATAGACGCAAGCAGCACCGATGTAATACGATGCGGCAACTACAATACGGGCGTATCTTGCCACCAGCCAGCGCAAGACAAAATAACGCTTGATTTCGGCACGGCGGTAGTACCAGCGCACAATGAGGACAACACCGACTACGAAAGCGAAATACAAATCTTTTTGCCGTTTGCAGGCTTTGTAACACTCAATACCGATTATGCAGGTAAAACGATAGGTTTGCAGTATGTTATAAACGTGGTAACGGGCAACGGGGTTGCGCTTTTGTCCTGCAATGGCGTTGTATTTCAAGTTGAGGAAACCGAACCAAGCAGCGAAATAATATACCTTTCACCAAGTACCCAAGTTAAAACCGTGGGCGGCGATGATTGGAACGAAATGTTATATTACGGGTTAGAACCTTACATTTACTGCAAGTGGTACGAAAGCGCAAGCAACGGGCGAAACAATGACAGACAAACGGGCATTTTAGGCGATTTCAGAGGGTTTAATGTGTTCGATGATGTTACACCCATACACACCGCCGAAATGCTGACAGAGGAACAAGAAATGATATATGCGGCTTTGTCTGACGGCGTTTATATTGAGTAACTGCAAGGCAGGATAAAAAGAAAGGCGGCAACTTGATTGTTACCGCCTTTTCTTTTCGCTTGCTGATTGTTATTTGTCCTGCAATGTTTCAACGTCCGTTAAACCGATATACAAGTTTGTGGGGTAACATTCGCAAAAGGTTTTGAAACGCCCGACCAACTTTTCAGCGGCGATAAAGTCATACGCTTGATTTTTGCAGGCGACTTCTTTTGCGAACTTGTTGCGTGTATCACGGTTAAACACGATTTGATTTTCCAGCATATCGGCAAGCGTTTGCATACTTTCGGCAACGCTTTCAAGGTTTGTGCGAATTTCGGGCGCATTTACCGCCAAAAACTCAATGTGTTTCTTACTTTGCAATACCAAGTTTTGCATTGCGTTTAACACTTTCTGATTTTCAAAAATTAAATCTGTTGTTTTCATTTTTATAAAGTATTTAATTGTTTAACACGATGCAAATGTACGCATTTTATTTCACCTGCAAGCGGTTTGTGTGTTATTTTGTGTTAAATTATTCTTTTAACTTTGTTTAACAATGTGTTCCACGTGAAACATTTTATTTCGTGCATCGGTGTGGCAGTGTTCCACGTGAAACAATTTCACGGGCGCACACGCATAACAAAAACCGTGCCAAAGTCGGGTGCGAATTGTTAAAAAACGGTAAGGACGACCCATAGCAAAAAGCGTGCCACAAAGTGTTTATAACTGTTAAAAGTACGTTGGGAAACGTTAAAAAGGGGTCAGTAGCGTCGTGGAACACATTGTTAAACAAAGTTAAAAGAATAATTTAACACAAAA